AGTTCATTTCTGGACTGGTTGGTAATGTTCAGATTCCCGTGATGTCTGGTGCTAATGTAGCATGGGCAACTGAGACGGGTGCAGCTACAGACGGTGCAGGCAGTTTCACTTCAAAGAGTCTTAGCCCGAAGCGTCTGACTGCCTTCATTGACCTGTCTAAGCAATTTCTGGTGCAGGATTCGCTTGATGCAGAGGCACTGATTCGTCAAGACCTGATTAACGCTATTAACAGCAAACTTGAAGCTACTATCTTAGGTGACGCAGCTGCTACTGCAACCGCTCCCGCAGGCATTTTCAGTTTGGGTGTTGCTCCTACTATCAATGACTTTAGTGAGTTGACCGCTCTGGAGGCTACTGTAGAGGCTGCTAACGTCTATGGTGAAATGAAATATATTATGTCACCTAGTGCAAAGGCAGGTTTCCGTAACATGGCTAAGAGCACGAAGTCGAATGAACTGGTTATGCAGGGTGGTGAAATTGACGGTACTCCCGTACTGGTTAGCTCTAACGTTTCTACTACTCAGTTTGTCTATGGTGACTTTAGCAATCTGGCAATCGGTCAGTTTGGCGGTATTGACCTCGTTGTAGACCCGTACACTAAGGCCGCAGAAGGTCAGGTTCGTCTCGTGGTTAATGCCTACTTTGACGCTGTTGTTTTGCGTCCTGTGGCCTTTGCTATTGGTAAGCTCTAAACCTTCATAAAATCAAGTCTATATGTATATACCTTTAGACAAAATAAAGAAACACCTTAATATCGACAATGACTTTAAGGATGATGATGAATATTTAGCCGATTTGGAAGAGGTGGCTTGTGTCGCAGTTCAGAAGCATATAGACCGAAATCTTAATGAACTGGATAGGGGCGGGAATTTACCCGCTCCTATCACACAGGCTATTCTTTTGATGATAGGAACGTTCTATAACTCTAGGGAATCGGTAGCTTATGCGTCAGCCCAAGAAGTACCATTGTCATATAACTATCTGCTTGACCTCTTTAAGAACTATAACGGGTGTCAATGCGGAACTAATGACTTTGTATAATGAGAACGGGGCTATTAACAGAAAAGATTTCCATTCACAGAGCTACAACGGTTAGAAACGACTTTGGGGAAAAGATTCAGGCTTACACGGAACTAAGAACTACTAGAGCTCGGGTTATCCACAACTCAGGAAACCGTGAAACAGAGAATAATGAGGTCGTTTATTCCTATGTTAAGACCTTTGAAGTCTGGCACTACATAGACATTAAGGAAACAGACCTTATCATGTGGGGTGACAGGAAGTATAGGGTTCTTTCTATTGAGCCTGTGAAAGAACAAAACAAGAAAATCGTGGAAACAGAGTTAGTCAATGAATAATATAAGATTTGATGATAACGGTTTTTCCACTTTCCTGAATGAAGTCAGACCAAACAAAATCAAGTCAGCCCTGAAATCTGGCATGAGAAAAAGTTTGGGTATCATTAAGAGACAGGCAGTTTCTAACCTGAGACAAGTAACACCTAACTACAAGAAAAAAGACAAGTGGGGTCTAACCTTACAGGGGGGTATCTTAGTTAAGGTGAATAAGGACGGACTAGGTGGTAGAGCTGAAATAATCGGTCGTGGCGGTAAGGCTAATTTTAAGTTGAAGTTCTTTGAAAACGGCACTAAGGAAAGAAAGACCAGAAAGGGCTACAACAGAGGCCAGATGAAGACAACGCCTTTCTTTACACCCGCTGTTAATTCCACAAAGTCACAGGTACATGAAACACTACAGACTAACCTAGACGAATCCCTGAGAAGGGCTTATAACAAATACGCGAAATAATGGAAAGTGGACTCAGTATTAACAAGCATCTCTACAGCCTTTTGTCGGGAGATGCAGAACTAGAAGGGATGGTAGGTAATAACATCTACCCTCTTATAGCAGAAGAAGACGTGAAATTTCCGTTTATCATTTTCTCAAAGACCTCATTGACTCCTGAATACAACAAATGTGGTGTTACTGGTGATGTTATCAGTTTTTCGGTAGCTATTGCAGCACAGAATTATTTCCAGACTGTAGACATTGCCGAAAAAGTCAGGGGAATCTTAGAACTACACAGGGACAGCTATTTTACTAGGGTTGAGTTCTCAGGGGTAACGGAGGAATACATGGAAGATTCTTATATTCAGACACTTAATTTCACGGCTAGAATTAACTTTTAATAATCATATACAACTCTATGGCAAATATAATGGGTGAAAACGTCCAACTCTTTATGGGTGGTGGGACTTTGGCATGTGCTACTAGTTGCTCTGTTGACATTTCCAGTGATGATATTGACGTTTCTTGCAAAGATACTGGCAAGTGGGGTGCAACTAAGCGAGGTAAGATTACATGGTCTGCAACTAGTGACAATCTTATGGTAGTCGCTGATTATACATCTTTGGTAGATGCAATGATTTCGGGTGAACTGGTTACTTTGGCCTTTTCAACCGTAGGAAACGCTGCTGCTGCTACAACTCCTGATGAAGAGGGTCATGTAGTACCTTCTGGCGGTTGGACTGCTAGCGGGGATATGTATGTAGGTAAGGCCACAATCAGCTCAATTTCCCTGAGTGCTGGTAATGGTGAACTGGCTACTTACAGTGTTACCTTCAATGGCGTGGGTGCTCTGACAAAGGGGGCTACTATTGCGGCTACTTCTGGCACTAATTCGTAAATAACAAATCGGGGAGGTCTGGTTAGTATGGTCTAATCAGGTTTCCCCATAATTTTCTATATGCTATGAAAATCCAAATTGGTAATAATACAATTGAACTAAAACGTAAATTTCGGTCTTACGTTATCTATGAAGCTATTACAGGGCACATTTTCCAACCCAAAAACCTTACAGACTTCATGTTTTACTTCTACTCTGTAATTTTGGCATGCAGTCCAGACATTGAGCTTACTATGTCGGACTTCATGGACTGGTTGGATAATAACGAGACAGTCTTCAATGACTTTATTACATGGTTAGAGGCAGGGGATTCTATAGAAGGTCAGTTTGTGAATAAGGAAACTGAAAACCAAAAAAAAAACTCAAACCACTAACCTACACGGAACTAATGACGCTACTTTGCTTAGAGTATAAAGTAGTATCAATAGAGTATTTCCTAGACCGAATGAGGTATTACGAAATCAGACCTCTTCTAGACAACATGGATAGGTCTGTGAAATCGGATTGGGAACAAACTAGACTGGTGGCTTACATAATGGCACAATCCAATTCTAGTAAGAAGATAAAACCTACAGACATTGTTTCCTTTTCATGGGACAAAAAGGAAAACACAGAAAAGCCTACTCAACTGACACAGGAACAGCGAGAAGAAATGATTGAGAGGGCTAGGAAACAGGAAAAACAACTTAAAGAACAGGGACTTATTTGATATGGGACAACTAGTAGAAGAACTGGTACTTAAATCAGACAACTATAACAGAAATATAGGCTCTGCTATTAACCGTCTGGAAGACCTGAGACGGCAAAGCGACAAGGCAGGAAATGGATTAGGTGGTCTGGAAAGTCAGCTAGGTAAGGTAAAAGGTGCAGCTAATATCCTGACAAGTGGAATCGGGAAACTGGCAGGCGGTCTAGGTGTCGCTTTGGGTGCAGCCGAAGTCTTTAACAGAGCTATGAAGGAAAGTCAGACTGTTGGGGATGCAGTGGCAAAGATACAGACTCAGGCTAGCGAGGCAGTGAATTACTTTGCAAACTGTCTGGCTAGGGCTGATTTCTCCAACTTCCTTTCAGGCTTACAGGATATTATTGACAAAGCGGGGGACGTAGCGGATGCACTGGATGACCTAGGTTCGGCACAGTTACTTTTCGACTATTCCAACAAAAAGAAGGTAAACGAATATGAGCAACTCCTTATGATTTCCAAAGACCTAACCAAAACAGAAAAGGAACGTAAGGAAGCACTGGAAAAGGCTAGGAAACTGAATCAGGAAATAGTCAATGACGAGAAAGAAATGTCTGTCAAATACGGTGAAACGGCTATTAAAATCATTCAGCAAGAACTATCCAAACAGAGAAAGAATATTGGCACTGTTGACGAGAATTTTATCAATCAGTGGTTTACCTTCGACAAATACAAAATGCGTGGTGAGCTGAAAAAGGCTTATGACGATTATACTGAACAGGCAAAGAAACTAAGAACTAAGGCAGAATCAGAGCGTAACAAGCGACTAAAGGAACTGGAAAGAAAACACGCTTACGATGTAGGTTGGAGTCCTAGTAGCAGTGACAAAGCATATAACAGCAATGAGCAGAAGTTACGCGAACAGGCTACAGCACTAGAGCGTAAAAGAGACTCAGACCGTTCTAGAGTCATTGCATGGGCTACTTCTGAGATAAACGATGAAACAGACAGTCAACTTGCAGCCGCTTTGCAGTATCTTTCAAAGCAAAGTGACATGCAACTTGAAGCCGCTAGACGTGACTTTCAGGCTAACAGGGCAGAAGCGAGGTTAGAAGGTGGCAATAAAGGCGGCTCTGGTTCTGGCACTGGATTGAACAAAAAGGAAATCGAGGCTGAGACTGGTTCAATTGCAGACCTTACCAACAAAATAAAGCTACTTCAAAAGGCCATTGAGAACACGGCAGACCAAGCAACTAGACTGAATCTCAGAAGCCAAGTGAAGGAACTAGAGGGTCAGATAGAAGCGATGTCTTTTAATGACAGTATGGCAAAAATGAAGGCGCGTGGTCTGGATAAACCCGTTTCTGGTGTACCTATTCGGATTGTGCCTCAGTTACCAAGTCAGGAAGAGATTAAGGCCAAAATGGATAAACTAGCCTATTCTCTGTCACCTATGGGAAAGATGGAAACTTACAATGACGTTTCCAAGCAGATAGGTGATACACTGGCACAGGTAAACGCAGGGGTCATAGGTGAAGACATGGCTCAACAGATTATAGACCATCTAAACGAGAAACTGCAAGCACTAGGTCTAAAGCCTATTGAAGTTGACATAAAGGCACAGAAAGCCATTAACGAAATAAACGGAATTGGTAACACTATTGCAAGTCTGGGTGACGCTTTCAGTGGACTAGAACAGGCTTTTGAATCACCTGAGTTAAACGTTGCAGGCATGATAGCAAGTGCAATTGCCTCTATTATTCAGGGCTATGCAACGGCCAGTGCTCAGTCTGCAACTCTAGGGCCGTGGGCATGGGCTGCTTTCAGTCTTAGCGGTTTGGCACAGGTAGCTAGCGTTATTGCACAGATTCACAATTTGTCGGGCTTTGCTAACGGTGGTATTGTCGGCGGGTCTTCCTATCATGGTGACAATAACCTGATAAGAGCCAATAAGGGCGAAATGGTGCTTACGAAAGGCCAACAGACAAACCTCTTCCACATGTTAGACTATGGAAGAAATAACGGTGTCAGTGGCTCAGTTCAATTCAGGGTGCAGGGTAAAGACCTAGTAGGAGTGCTCACTAATTGCAACAGCCGAAACTTAAAACTCCAATAAAATGAACTATCAGCTAATCTACTACTCTGATTTCAAAGACATAGAAGACAATGACATTAGGGTAGAAATATATAAAGATGGCAGTGAAAGGGAGGCAGAGGAATTAACTCTGTCTACCCCTGCTGTCACTATTGACTATATGGCAGACAGTATATTTCAGCCCCTAAAGAAAAGTGGAGCTAGTATAAACATACTGACTGAAAACGTTCTGGAAAACCTTTTTACAGGTGAGTTGCTGAGTCCACAAGTTAGAATCTACAAAGACGGTGATTTGTTCTGGTTCGGGTATATAACACCAAACATCTACACACAGCCCTACAAAGACACGCTAGACCTTCTGACTCTGGAATGTGTGGACTCTATTTCTAATCTGGGTAGCGTGGACTTTAGAAAGAGCGGTGAGATTACTTCACTAATCGCTATCATTTCCAGACTCCTAGACATGGTAGACAGCGAGAAACTAGCCTCTAAGATTTACATTCCCAAATCCGTTTCTCTGGATGGAAACACGGATATTCTGGGAAACCTCTATATCCAGGAAAGAAACTTTTATGATGAAAAGAACGAAGCCGAGAAAGCAGATGAAGTAGTAGGCTCTATTATGCAGTATTTGGGTTTCACCATGATGCAGTACAAAGACGCTTACTATATCATAGACCCTGATTCAATCTCAGGCAATACTTCTTTTCTTGTGTATAACAGAGAGACAGGGACAACATCAAATGAGACACTAGACCTGTCAGCAAGAAACGTTATGGATATTGGGATAGCAAAGGGAACGGGAACGGTCAGTCTAGGGGGTGTCTATAATAAAGTTACCCTGATAGCCAACAACAACCCGTTAAGTGCTATCCTTCCTGATTTTGACAATGAAGACGATATAGTAAACCAAAGTTCTAACCCCGACCAAAGTTACACAGAAAGCTATTCGTTCAATGATATAAACTATGAACTACTGTCTGGTTTCTTCAAGTCACGATCAAACTGGATATACAAAAAACCGTCTACAGAGAATAACGCTTTCGACATATCGGGGGAGCATGATATAGACGAAGTGACTTTATCCAACAGAGATACAATCAAGTCGGGTGTCTTCTGGCAAAAAGTAGACAGTTGGGAAACGAATGAAGGTGAAGAGCACAGTTCGGTATCATGGAAAACTTACATAACTATGACTGGTGGCGGTTTTCTAGGTTCTAATCCGTTTCTCATTCTGAATAACACTAAACCCATGATTCTAGACGGTGGTTATCTCATTGTCAATATAAAGTACAAATTCAGTACAGACCTCAGAGCACACAGTGTAGTTAAATCCATGTATGACCACCCTAATGTCTATGGCTCATGTACTGGTTTAACATGGAATAGTGACAGTGACAACATAGGGGCTGACATGTGGCCTGACAATACTATGTTTCCCTGTAGAATGACTATCGGTAACTATTACTATAATGGTGAAGAGTGGATAGATTACAGCGTCTATAATGCAAAAGTAGCTAGAGGTTACTATACTATGGGGGCTGACAACATACACGGTTATACCCTTCAAGGTGGCAAAGGAAGCACAAATAAAACTGGTGACTGGGAAAACTGGTATAGGATTCAGAACGCTTACGGTGACTGGCTCTATGTCACAAAAACAGAATATAACGCAAACACAGGCATTAAGGAAACAGGTAAGACAAAGAGAAATAATCACTTTTGGTATGTAAACGGGAATGGTGACACTGTGCAGATGTGTATTGATTACTATTATGAGATAATTCTAGGTGATAGGTTCTATTTGGTACACAGAAACAAGACTACCGAAAACATTTATGATGTGGAATATACCCTAACTAATACGGTGTCTTACAAAATGAATATTGTAGACAGTTCTGACGGTGTAGCTATCAAGTGTCCTACAGATAAAACCCTGTATGGCAGACTTACCTTCCAGATTAACGCACCTGACAAACTAGGCATTAACCCACAATACAGAAGCGACATAGCCAGTACAACGCTAAAGGCTATTCATATCTCAGACCTTACTATAAAATACTCAAAAGCCAACTCTTATAATAGTATCTACAGCACTTCAACGGCAGAGCCAGATGTTACTTATACCAATGAAATAAACTCAGGCTATTGTCAGGAAATGGAAGACGTAACTCTGACTGTCAACAGTTACACAGAACTTGCTACTTCCTACTCTTATGTAATGGGTCTGGATGGAAATAACTACTACTACATTAAGAATGGTCTTAGGTTTGGTAATAGCACAATGATTCCAGAAGAAAAGCTAGTTGAAAGATATGTAAACTACTATTCTAGCCCGAAATACAAATACGGGAATACTTTAAGAAATGTAGATGTGACTCCTTTTAGCCTGATTAGCGAGAGTAATTTAGGAAAAACGATGGTTGTAGGCAAAGCGTCCTATGACCTGTCTAATAATTGTGTAGAAATTGAGGGTCTTCAACTATGACTATAAAGATTAACACTAGCGCAATTCCTCACCGATACAGAAACAGATTCCTTAGAGACACTGGGAATAATGTTTCTGTCTCTGGTGGTGGAGGCAACATTACCAATAACACCACAATTATTGGTAGTACATTTGAGCCTCATAACTTGTGGGGCAGATACTTTGATGATACTGAGGACATATCAGGGGACTTAGAAGGTGTAGGTAATATAGACGCTACTGGCAACATTACGACTACTGGCAATATTACGGCCGAGGACGGTTCTTTTCAAAATAACCTAGACGTTGTTAATTATATTCACTCAGGCGGTGACATAGAAGCCGATGAAGATATACTAGGAGAAAACGTAACAGCATACAATGAAGTAAACGGAACTACAGGAAACTTCAATACCGTTAATGCAGAAACGGGTAACATTACGATTATTAACTCAGGGACGATTAACGCAGATGAAGGAAACATAACCCGTCTTTCTAGTGACTATGCAGCAATAAAGGAAGCCGTTATAGATACGTTACGCTCAACCGACATAACAACCGATTACCTGACAGTCACTAAACAGGCACACTTCTTTAGTCTGATTATTGATGAACTGAAATCCGTTGGGGGTCAAGTTATCCTAACACCCGCTAACATGAAGGTTTCTAATGTCTGGCACAAAACCAATGGTGACTATAGACTATATGCAAGGGCAAAACAGGGTGACAAGCAGATAACCAATAACTTTGTAGTAGGAGACCAAGTAATCTGTCAGACATTCAACGCTGCAACAGGCACTTCTTACAATGTCTCTAACAAATACTATTGGGCTTTAGTGAAGGGTATAGGAACTAAGCGTAACATGTACTTTCAAAGTCCAAGTATAAAGGCAACTTGTGTGGCTAACTTCGACACTGAGGGGGACGGTGAGATTACCCATGAAGAAGCACAGGCGGTTACTGGTTCGTTAGGCACTATATTCAAATCCAACTGTGAGGGCAAATTTAATGAACTGCAATATTTCACAGGTCTTACTTACATTAACATATCCGCTTTTGAGTCAAGCAAGATTGAAGAGGTAACATTACCCTCTACTATCACTAGAGTCTACAAACAGGCTTTTAGGTATTGCAGAAATCTTAGTAGCGTCACTTTGAATGAAGGACTAACACGAATTGACAACAGTGCTTTCAGATATTGCACAATCCTGCCAGAGCTAACAATCCCTTCTACAGTTACCACTATTGAATCACTGGCTTTTTCACGTTGTGCCCTACTTCATACGGTTAGATTCAAGTCTACCAATCCTAGTAACTATCAGGCAGACATTTTCAGTGATTGTGGTAGCCTAGAAACAATCTATGTGCCTAGTAGTGCAGTGGCTACTTATAAGGCTAAGTTTCCGACATTGGCAAATATTATAGTTGCTGACACTTCCACTACAGCACTAACCGCTAACACTGAGCCTGTTTTATATGAGGAATATTTCTATATTGACATTGACGGTACAAACTATGATGGGACTTTGAATCCAGAAGAGGGTGATGAAGTAGTTCAGTTAGGCTACAGGGGCACAGATGATGCAGCCCGACAAAGTGCTATTATCATTAGTGCCTATAGAAGTGTTGACACAGGTTTGACAGCACCATCTTACGCACAATATAAGGGCATTAACGACTATAGTCTTAGCACACACCGTTACACATGGTTTGCTGCTAACGGGAATTGCATAAGAGGTGACTTGAAAGTAGAGACAGGTGAAAGCATAGAAGATATAATTGATGATATTGAACTGGCTCATACCTATGTTCATGTAGCTTACTCTAATAGTTCTAGTGACTGGTCTAAGACTTACGATAAGACTTACACCTACATTGGCTTTTGCACTAACCAGACAGAATCAGACACGGCTTTAGTCTACTCTGATTATAGTTGGTCACGAATGAAAGGTGTTAATGGCAATGATGCAGACTATTATAAACTTGTGCCTAACTACAAGCAGGCATTTATTAACAAGAATAAGCAAGTCAAGTTCAGCGCAAGTTATAATATTGCGCATATAGTCGGTGATTCTTACGAGATTCTAGATGAAACAGATGCAGGATTGTTTAATGTCGAATATAGGCTTAACACGGCTGCAAGTTGGTCAGACCTAGGACAAGAGCCAGACACAGACGGCTCTTTTCACTATGCTGAAACGGTGTCAAACTATAATGCCGCAATGACAGGCTACTATATCAGGCTTTATAGTGATGATTTGCAGGATTTCATAGATAATGACTATATCCCTGTAACAATGGAAGCAGGGGCGGTTTTTGAGGTTACTGACGAAGCCATTACTTCAGCTGTTACCGAGTCTGAAGAATACACTGACGGGAAAATTGCAACGGTAAATAACAGATGTTCGACTATTGAACAGACTGCAAGCGGTATCACGTCTAGGGTTGAAGACTTAGAAACTGACTATGACACGCTAAGTGGCACAGTAGCCTCACACACAACTTCAATCAGTCAGGTTGAACAAACAGCTAGCTCACTTAGTACAACGGTTTCACAACATACTACTACCCTAGAAGGACATACAACTAGCATTTCTAATCTTACACAGACTGCAAACGGGCTTACTTCCAAGGTCGGTGTTATTGATGGTGAGCTATGCGGTGACAACATGTTTGGCTTTAACAGGGGTTCTAGGTCGTATAATACCAATATCAAACTATCTCCCGAACAATACGGAATGATTGGCTGGGGCACATTGAACAGAATCGACAACCTAGGAATAACGGAAACTGGATGGTACACGGTTTCTTTTGACATAAAGGCTAGCTCTAGTTGTTTTGTAAACACTAATCTTTGTGACACACCTTCTAGTTATGCTGCAATCTGGATAAATGGTGCTTTGGTTAATGATTCAATCAGTTCTAGCAATTACTATGTTACTACTTCATTCAGACATATTGTTTGTCAGTTTAATCTAGCCTCTTCAAGCTACATTAACGGTGATAACGGCTATTGGGGTTTCCTAGACTTTGAACTTTCTAACACCTATGTCAGTAATGGTGTTAAACTGTATGTGGCTAACCTGAGTGTCATTAAAGGCCAGTACCAAAACCCCACATTCCATATAGCAAGGGAAGATTCTGAATATAGCGGAGGTGAGCAGTGGTTTGAATGGCTATACAGTTCAACAAATGGACTGAAAAGCACTGGTGAAAGCTATAGGGGCTTTAATGTGTATTGCAACGAAACACACCCGACAAGCACAAAAACTTCAATAGACTTTATACACCCTGACACACCAAATACCCATATTACCCTCAAAGACCAGACCTGTTACACGTTATCCTTCTTTGCAAAGACTAACTACACGTCGGCACAGATGGTTTCACACTTGTATAACACACAGCAAGGGGTTAATTCTGGCACATATTTACACAACAGCACTTCATGTTCAGAATATAACCACATGGGCGAGTCTGGTGATGGCTACTATATGACTGATTTAACCTCTGAATGGAAACACTATGTTATTCACTGGTGGACTGACTTCGGCACTAGTACAGGGACAAGGGGGCTGGCGGTTTCGACTTGTCAGTGTTTGCCTTTGCGCATTAGTACAGATTGCACTAACTACAGCGGAAGTGTTATCTATATCGCGGGTGTCATGCTGCAAGAGGGTTATGTTAGTGACCAAAGTTCAACGCACGGGAGCACAATTCAACAGACAGCGGATAGCATTAAGATGGTAGTTCAGGGGCTTAATGATACTGGCATAGATATACAGTCAGGAACGATTAACATAAACGCTGACAACACTAACTTCTATGGTAATATTAAGCTATATGACTCTAATGAGGGATTGACGATTTACAAGGGTGGCAGTCCTACAATCAAGGTTAAAAACGAGTCGGTTGGTTCTTATAGTGACAACAAGTTTAACAACCAAACTATAACCTATCCTGATAATATCGTAGTTCAGCCTTACAACCTAGACCCGCCGCTTAATTCGTCTATACGTTCACTAGGTGCTAGAGACGCGGGGGTTACTATATCCCTGACTAACTGCTATGTTCAACTGTCAGAGAAACCATCCTTTGCACAGTCTTTCAACTATACCATT